ACAAAGATAAAGCCGAGGAGAAAAAGAATGACAACGATTAATAAATGGATAGAGAAAGTAAAGAAAGCTTATGGTAAGCTATTTAAAAAAGCTTTATCCCCTGTAAAAAAAACAACAAAGAGGAAAACTAATGTTAAAAGAACTCCTAGAAAAACAAGTAAATAGTATTATTGATGCCAACGAACTTACAGACATGCAAGTCTGGGGTTGTTGGTGTGGCATAGGTTTTGTCTGTGCTTTGATTGTAATGTGGATTATCTAAATGCTTCTACCAGACGGATACATTAGAAGAGCAACCTCTACTATACCGTTTGGGTATGAGTTAGATACACTGACGAATCATTTAAAACCTGTAGAAGAACAGCTCGATGCTTTACAAGTAGTTGAGAACATGGTTGTTAACGAAGAGATATCTTTACAAGCTGCATGTGATTGGTTAGAATATAAAACAGATAGACGTATATCTACTCCCGGCTTAAAGAAACACATAGATAAAAAATATGGAAAACGAAACGAGAGATTGGGAGACGAACCCTCATCTCTACTTGCAGAATGAAGACGGTAACTTTGTCTTAAAGAAAGACGGAACACCTAAAAAGAAAGCTGGTAGACCACAGACCACAACCGAGAAAGCTATTAAGTCTGCTCGGGCTACTGTCGGGCGTAAGAAAAGAAACATTCAAAAGCTTGAAGCAAAGCTTAACAACGCTAGGCAATCGTTTAAAAAACAAAAAGAAACAATTCAAAAACTTGATAAGACTCTAGAAGGTCCTGTCACTACCGATGAGCTAGATACACTTCCTAAAGCTGTCACTGAAAATCTAGACAACCACAAAGTATTATTCCACGCCAACGAAGGTCCACAGACAGACTTCCTTGCGGCTGGTGAAAAAGATGTTCTCTACGGTGGAGCAGCTGGTGGTGGTAAATCATACGCTATGATTATTGACCCACTGCGTAACTGTCACAAAAAAGCACACAGAGCTTTAATCCTTAGACGGTCTATGCCAGAACTAAGAGAGATGATTGATAAGTCTCGAGAGTTATACCCACAAGCTTTTCCCGGAGCTAAGTTTAGAGAAGTAGAAAAGCTTTGGAACTTTCCAAGCGGTGCAAAGGTTGAGTTTGGATTTCTTGAAAGAGATGCAGACGTATACAGATATCAAGGACAAGCATATAGCTGGATAGGGTTTGATGAGATAACTCATTTACCCACAGAGTTTAGTTGGAACTATCTAGCCTCTCGTCTAAGAACAACTGACCCTACAATACAAACATACCTACGCTGTACAGCTAACCCCGGTGGTGTTGGTTCTCATTGGGTTAAAAACAGATACATTATACCAGCAGATCATAACTCTAGTTTCCTAGGGAAAGATGGACTAACACGTAAGTTTATCCCAGCCAAGCTTGAAGACAACCCATACCTTGCAGAGGATGGGGTCTATGAGCAGATGCTTAAATCTTTACCTCCAATACAACGCAGACAGTTGCTTGAAGGTAACTGGGATGTAGCAGAAGGAGCAGCCTTTGTGGAGTTTGATCCCCATGCCCATGTCATCACACCCTTTGAACTTCCCCTACATTGGGAAAGAGTTAAGGCAGTTGACTATGGATATGCTGCAGAGTCCTGTTGTTTATGGGGTATTATGGACCAAAACGATGGAACTTTAATAATATATAGAGAATTATACAGAAAAGGCTTGACAGGTGAAGAATTAGGTGCTATAATAACAAGTATGGAGCTAGAAGACCCTTATTCGGTCTCTGGTGTATTAGACACAGCAGCATGGGCTAGGACAGGTACTACTGGACCTACTGTTGGAGAAGCCTTAGTAAGGCAAGGACATAAGCTTAGACCCGCAGATAAGAATAGGGTACAGGGTAAAATCCAAATACATGAGTTCCTAAAGGTTAAAGAGAATGGTAGACCTAGGTTACAAATCTTTAATAGTTGTCCTAACTTAATTAGGGAGCTACAAAGTATACCGCTATCTAAAACTAATCCTGAAGATGTAGATACACATGCTTCAGACCATGCATACGATGCGTTGCGTTATATGATAATGAGTAGACCGAGGATGTCAAGTACATTCGACAGGTTGAGAGGATTAAAAAGAGATATCCATCAACCGGCTGATTCAACATTTGGATATTAGATTTTATGGCAGACAAGGAAAATACATTTTTAAACGCTGACAATATCTACGAAGAGGTAGAAGGTGAAGCTGGTAAAAGTCTTGACCTAGAATTTGACCAACAAACTAATCTTGTTGGCATTATCAAAGGTAGGTTTCAACAAGCTCAAGATGCTAGAAAGACTGACGAGACTCGTTGGTTAAAAGCATACGAAAACTACAGAGGACTTTACAATAAGTCTGTTAAGTTTAGAGACTCAGAAAAGTCTCGTATCTTTGTAAAGATTACTAAAACAAAAGTATTAGCTGCTTTTGGGCAATTAGTAGATGTAATATTTGGAACTGGTAAATTTCCAATAGGTATTACCGAAACTAAAATTCCAGAAGGTGAATTAGCTAATGCATATCTTGATACACAAGTAGCTCCTCCCGGAATTGAAAGCACTATGGGTGGTGGAGAATTACCAGACGATGTAGATGGAAATGCATTAGATAATCCTTATGATGTTGGTTACGAAGGTGATGGAAAAGTTCTTAAGCCCGGAGCTTCTTTTGGCAATGGTCTTTTTGAAGATAGCATTGAAGACCAATTAAGCGAAAAGTTAATAGAAGGACTTAGCCCAAATCCAGCAGCCTTAGAAATTTCTCCAGCTCAAAAAGCTGCGAGAAGAATGGAAAAATTAATCCATGACCAAATAGATGAATCAAAGGGTTCATCAGAAATTAGAAATGCTCTTTTAGAATCTGCTCTGCTTGGCACAGGGATTGTAAAAGGACCATTTAACTTTAATAAGAAACTTCATAAGTGGGACACCGATGAAACTGGTGAAAGAAATTATAACCCTTTAGAGGTTAGAGTTCCTCGCATAGAGTTTGTTAGCTGTTGGGATTTTTATCCTGACCCCGGTGCTACTAATGTAGACGAGTGTGAGTTTGTAATTCATCGTCATAAGATGAACAAGTCACAGCTTAGAGGTTTACGTAACATGCCTTACTTTAATGAGGATGCTATACGAGAATGTATACAACAAGGGGCTAACTACGAAGAAAAAGATTTTGAATCTCATCTTAAGGATGATTCAAGAGCAGACGAATACGAATCTAACTTTGAAGTTATTGAGTATTGGGGAATCATGGATGCAGAGTATGCACGTGAAGTAGGTATAGACCTTGCTGAAGATATAGATGATTTAGATGAAGTACAGGTAAACGCATGGACATGTGGAAATCAATTGCTTAGAGCAGTTGTTAATCCATTTACACCATATAGAATACCCTATCACGCTTTCCCATACGAAAGAAATCCTTATAACTTCTTTGGTATTGGTGTAGCAGAGAACATGGATGATTCTCAACAGATTATGAATGGTCATGCAAGAATGGCTGTAGACAACCTAGCAATGGCTGGGTCGTTAGTCTTTGATGTAGATGAGTCTGCCTTAGTTGGTGGACAATCAATGGAAATATATCCGGGTAAAATCTTTAGAAGACAAGCTGGAATGCCGGGACAAGCCATACACGGTTTAAAGTTTCCTAACACAGCACCAGAAAACATGATGATGTTTGACAAGTTTAGACAACTTGCAGACGAACAAACAGGAATACCTAGTTATTCTCACGGACAAACAGGCGTACAAAGTATGACAAGGACTGCATCAGGCATGTCAATGTTACTGGGTGCATCAAGTTTAAATGTTAAAACAGTTGTTAAAAACCTTGATGACTTTTTATTAAGACCTCTCGGTGAGGCTTTCTTCCAATGGAACATGCAGTTCTTTGAAGGAGGTCTAGATGTCAAAGGTGATTTAGAAGTTAAAGCTACTGGAACAAACAGCTTGATGCAGAAAGAAGTAAGAAGTCAAAGACTAACTACATTCTTACAAACTGCACAGAATCCTGCAGTTGCTCCGTTTGTTAAAATTTCTAAACTTGTTAGTGAACTAGCCTATAGCTTAGACTTAGACCCAGAGGAAATATTAAATGACCCTGAAGAAGCAGCTATGATGGCACAAATAATAGGAATGCAAAATGCTGGACAAACAACTAGCCCTGAAACTGAAAGCCTTGGTGGGCAACCAAATGGTATGGGAGCCCCTAGTGGAGCACCTCAACAACCTCAAGACCTTGGACCTACAGGCACTGGCGGTGGCAACATCGGAATCGGAAATGTTCCGGTTGCAGGGGAGAGTGAATTCTCTGGTACGCCTAGAGCAGCTGGACCTACAGGTTAAAGAAGCAATAACTCGAAAGGAAGAAATATGAAAACTTATATGAAAGGACCAAGTAAAAATATAAATAAAACAAAAAGTTTGTTAGAAGATTTTAGAGATACTTTTGATGATATGCCAGAGACACTTAGTAAAGATGCTAAGAAAGACATGGAAGCTAAAGTAGTTAAAGATAAGATGAATAAAGATAAAGAATCTTTTACAAAATATCTTCCACTTTATGAGATGATTACTCAAACAGGCGAGTACGCAGAAGGCGAGAGTAAAGCTATAGACATACCAAAACGAACTCCTAAATCTATGGGTGGAACAAGTATGTTAGAAGACGATAGACAAAGATATGCAGAGTCTGATGGAACTGTAAAAGATGAAGATGGTTTCTTAGGACACTTAAATGAACCTACAAAAGTTGTTGATAAAGCTGTAGATGGAGATATGGCTACTATATTAGAACTAGCGTCTAAATATAAAATGGACGTAGATGGGTTAATCATGGAAGCAAAAATTGAAAAAGACAAACGAGAAGAAGAGCTAAAAGGGATGGCTGAAGGCGGTCCTACAGACATGGATTCAGATGAAGAAATGGAAGAAGATTATTTAGATTACATACTTGACACAGCGTTAACAGATGAAGAAGAAGAAATGCTTATGTCAAAATTAGAACAAGATGGAGACATGTCTATGCTTTTTGAAAAAGTAATAGATGTTGCTCAAGAATTTGCTGGGTCCGGTCCTGTTGAAGGTCCGGGTTCAGGAGTCTCTGATTCGATACCCGCAAGGTTATCTGATGGAGAATTTGTCTTTACTGCGAAAGCTGTGGAAGAAATCGGAGCCGATAAACTAATGGCAATGATGAAAGAAGCAGAAATGGAAGCAGATAATAGACAAGGTTTAGTTGAAGGCGGAATGCCTGAAGAGGAAAAAACTGTTACTATGGAAGTACAAGAGCAGAAAGAACCAAAAGTTCAAATTGCAAAAGCTACTGTAGATAGTACCAGAGGGTTATTAGATGAAGATGAAGTATCAAAAGGTATTAAATCTAAAATGATGCTCGACCCTCTACAGAGACACGTCAGAAGCTAAACACAATAACCGATAGAGCTACCCTACTTGTAGGCACTCTATCAAAACAAACCGAAAGGCGACCTTTACAAACAAGCCCTCTAGTCGACATAGAGCTACCTTGTGAACGAAGCCCTTAGTAGGAGAAAGAAGATGGCTAATAATAAAGTCAAAGAAGAAACGCCAAACCCTTATAATCAAAATAAGTCTTGGCACGAAGGAGAAGATAAACCTTTTGTATCATCTAACAGTGTATACTTTGAAGAACCAAAGAATAGATTGTTTGAAAGTGACGACTTAAATGAAGTTGAAGCTGAAGGAAGTGTTAACACAGCAGAATTGGAATCTAAAAAGGTTGAACCTTATAAGAAACCAGACTACAAGAAACGCTACGATGATTTAAAAAAACATTATGATTCTAAACTGAATGAGTTTAAATCTAGAGAACAAGAACTTTTAGACGAAGCTACTAGTAATAGACCAGCTTACAAAGCTCCAAAGTCTCCAGAAGAACTTGAAAGATTCAGATCAGAATATCCTGATGTGTATGAAGTTGTAGAAACTGTAGCTCATATGGAATCGGAGTCTAAAGCAAAAGTTCTAGAAGAACGCCTTAGTAAACTCCAAGAACGTGAGACAGAGTTAGTACGACAAAGTGCAGAACAAAGGTTAATGGAAAGACATCCTGATTTTGAAGATATCAGAAACAGTGACGATTTCCATGGTTGGGCAAAAGATCAGCCTACGTCTATTCAAGATTGGATATACAAGAACGCTGATGATGCCGACCTAGCTTCACGTGCTTTAGATTTATTTAAAAAGGATTTTGGAATTGATCTTCCTAAAACTAAGTCATCTTCTAATAAACCGACCAGAGGTTCTGCTGCAGATATGGTCTCCACTAAAACAACTAGTGTAGATTCATCGCAAGAGAAAGTTTGGTCAGAAAAGGAGATTGCTGCAATGAGCATGGCAGAGTATGATAAGTATGAAAGTGCTATCAGCGAAGCTTGGCAAGAAGGCAGAATCACAAAATAAACTATATAGTTTAATTAATAAACTATAACTACAAGGAGAATATCCCATGGCTCAATTTTTTGAAGCATCAACGGATACAAATAGTAACTTTGCTAACTCTGTTGCAGGACAAACTAATAGTTTCTTTTTACCTGCGGTTTACTCTAAAAAGGTTCTAAACTTTTTCAGAAAATCGTCTGTAATTGAAGCTATCACAAACACCGATTATTCCGGTGAGATATCTGCATTCGGAGACTCAGTTAATATTATAAAAGAACCCGTTATTTCAGTGTCAGCGTACACAAGAAATACCGATACTACGCAAACCATGCTAACAGACGCAGAAACAACTCTAGTTGTTGACAGTGCTAACGCTTTTAAATTCATCGTAGATGATATTGAGAGCAACATGTCACATGTTAACTTCAAAGAAGTTGCTTCAAGCTCTGCTGCATACGCATTGAAAGATGCTTATGACGCTGCTGTCTTAGTTACTATGTTTGCTGGATGCTCTGCATCTTCACCCAACCACATCTTAGGTGCTGACAATGCTACTGATTTAGCAGCTGGAACTTTAGATGGTACTGGTAACCTAGATATTGGTTTTGGTTCTGACGAACATGACCCTTTAGATATCATGGGTAGAATGGCAAGACTATTAGACGAACAGAACGTACCTGAAGAAGGTCGTTGGTTTGTTGCAAGTCCTGACTTCTACGAAGTTCTAGGTCAATCTAGTTCTAAATTGTTGTCTGTTGACTACAATGGTGGACAAGGTTCGATTAGAAACGGACTAGTATCAAGTGGAAAACTACGTGGTTTTGATATGTACAAATCAAACAATATTGCTGCAACATCTAATGCTGCTGGTAAATGTTTGGCTGGACACATGTCATCTACTGCAACTGCTAACACAATCCTTTCAACAGAAGTGTTGAGAGACCCAACTTCGTTTGGTGACATTGTGCGTGGTCTTCATGTCTATGGTGCGAAAGTACTTAGAGACGAAGCCATTGTAAGTGCATTCTACGGTATTGACTAAGTAGTCAGGTCGAGAGGGTCTTCGGACCCTTTCACTTTTTTTAACGCATAAATTTACAGAGGTAAATAATATGACAATTGAAAATATAAGGGATACTGGACGTAACTCAGCAAGAACAGTCGATGTTCGTGTATTAGCTGAGAAAATTCAGAAACCTTCAGACACTGAAGCCGTAGTCGCAACCAATGTAATTACAGCAGCAGAATCAGGTACTCGCTTTGTTATGAACGTAGCAGCAGCTAAAGTATCAACTCTTCCGGCTCCAGCAGCAGGTTTAGAGTATTGGTTCTATGTTGGAGCAACCGAACCTACAGGTACCCATACAATCGTAACAGCATCTAGTGCTAATATTATTGTGGGTAACGTATCTTCTCCGGAAGATGCAGCAGGTAGCGTAGCCACAGTTACAGATGCAGATACTATTTCATTAGTCGCTAGTAAGGCAGTACATGGAGATTTTGTTCATGTATGGTCTGATGGCACTAACTGGTATCTTAGCGGACAGTGTAAAGTTCAAGACGGTATTACTACAACTCAAGCGGGTTAATAGTACAGTCTAAGGTATTAACTGATACCAAACCGGAGGGGTCTTAGGATTCCTCCACCTATTTTAAAATTATTACAAGGAATTATTATGAAAAATTCATACTTAGTATTAGCAGGATTATTAGCAACTTCATGTGCAACTGTTAATTCAGTTGTTGAAGGTGGTAAAGACATAGCTATGACTACAGTTGACAAAACTGTTAAAACTGCTGGAAACATTTCTAGTGCAGCTTTACAAGATGTTAGTAGTCTTGTTACTACTGTTGCAGAAACATACGAAGGTGTAATCACCACTGTTGTTGAAAACATTGATGAACAAACTGACGAACTTCAAGACAAAAAAGATACAGATAGTTAAACTATATGAAAGGCGTAAAACATTATAAAAGAGACGGAACAGAACACAAAGGTGGGTCTCATAAAATGCCTAACGGAGATTTACATTCTGGTAAAACTCATGGCAAAACAAGTGAAAGACTTTTTCACTTTAAAGATTTAAGTAAAAAAGCACAAGCAAAAGCTAAAGGTAAATAATGGCAACAACATATTTAGAGTTAACAAACGAAGTCCTTAGAGAACTTAATGAAATACCATTAACTTCTGCAAACTTTACAAGTGCTGTAGGACTACAACAGTTTGTAAAAGACTCTATCAACAAGTCTATATTTGATATAGCAAATGAAGAACCACAGTTACCATTTCTTGCAGTAGGCGAGAGTGGTGGAACTGACCCGTTCTATGGAAACGTGACCG